CTGTAGCGCAGCCACCAACACCGGCAACCGTAGCGCAGCCACCAACACCGGCAACCGTAGCGCAGCCACCAACACCGGCTACTGTAGCGCAGCCACCAACACCGGCAACCGTAGCGCAGCCACCAACACCGGCGACTGTAGCGCAGCCACCAACACCGGCTACTGTAGCGCAGCCACCAACACCGGCAACTGTAGCGCAGCCACCGTTGATGGAAAGGAGTCTATTGCAATCGTCACCGGGGTCGATAGTAAAGCATCCGGCGCCATTGGATGCTGGCTCGTCCTAACCGAGAGGGGTGGCTGGAACGGTGATACTTACCCCATTAAAGAGGTGCGAGCGGTAAAGGTAGATGGTGCGGCCATAAAACCAGAGGTCTTTTACAAACTGGAAAATGGGGAGGTCGTGGAAGCATGAACCCATACGATATCCCGGATAGGCCCATCCCGAGTTGGGTGGATAACTACGATGATAAGCCGCACATCTGCCCGGAGTGCGGCTGCGAGATCAACGAGACCATTTACATTAAGGACGGCATGGTCATTGGCTGTGAAAACTGTGTTAAGCGGTTTGACGCCAGCGATGCGGATGCTGACAGGTACTTTGAATAAGGAGGATAACATGGTTAAATTCAGACCGCTGCGAGCGGACGAGGTTGACCTGCGGGTTGACCGCTATACTTCGAGAGGGGCTGTGCTCCTCTGCTACAAGGACGCGCGATGCGACATGCGCATTCTGGACGAGACGGTTGGCGCTGAAAACTGGCAGCGGGAGCATTACGAATGCAAGGGGAACCTTTTCTGCCGTGTCGGTATCAAAACGGATGACGGGTGGGCATGGAAAGCTGACTGCGGAACCGAAAGCTACACCGAAAAGGAAAAGGGCGAAAGCTCCGACAGCTTTAAGCGCGCCTGCTTTAATTGGGGGATCGGTCGCGAACTCTACACCAAAATCAACATTGTTGTCCCGATGAGGACTCAAAAGAACGCCAACGGAAAATATGAGCCTGCAGATAGCAATGACAAGTTTGCGCGGTTCACGGTAGAGGAGATGGAAGTACACGGCGAACAGATTACATATCTGACGGTCATAGACAAATACGGCAACATCGTATTTAGCTTTGGTCACCCGGGCGATTCCGGAGAGGACATCACGGAAATCTGCGCTGACTGCGGGAAACAGATTGTCCCAATCACCAAACGAGACGGGTCTACATGGTATGTCCGGGAGATTGTCCCATACACCGAGAAAATGTTCGGACGGCATTTGTGCGGTCCGTGTATGAAAGCCGCAAAGGAGGCCGAAAAGAGGAATGAAAACAAGGCTCCGGTTTGATTCTGCCGACTGGACAAGAGACCGGAACGGCTACGGCATCACCCTGTATACCAAAGATGCCGCAGCCGCACAGGCTTTCCTTGATGAGATGAAGCCAGGCAAGATGTACGCCGCCGAACTAAAGGAGCACCACGAGCGCAGGAGCCTTTCGGCCAACTCGTACCTGTGGGCGCTCCTTGATGATCTGGCCTTTACCCTCTCCACCCAGGCGGCCCCGCTGACTAAGGAGGAGCTGTACCGGAAGTACATTAAGGAGGTCGGCATCTGGAAGGATGTGCACAATATCGAGCCGGAAGCCGCAAAGACCGTCCGGACAGCGTGGGAAATGCTCGGTACTGGCTGGGTAACAGAACAGGTAGACTACGAGCCAGACGGTGACCATCTGGTGATCCGGCTGTACTACGGCAGCAGCACCTACAACACCAAACAGATGTCCCGGCTGCTGGATGCCGTCATCGCAGACTGCAAAGAGCAAGGGATAGATGTTGCCACACCGGCCGAGCTGGCCTTGCTGAAGGAGGAATGGGGCAAATGAAAAACGAATGGGGCGCAGAGCTTGACCGAAACGGATACGCTCCGAGCATCGTACAGGCCGACACATCTAAGTGCTTTTTGTGCCAGCGCTCCGGCGTAAAGCTCGACCGGCACGAAATCTTCGGCAACGCCATGCGGAGCAAAAGCAAGCGCATGGGGCTTTGGGTTTCCCTGTGCCACACGCCATGCCACCTGACACACGCACACGGCTGTGTCGAGGTGATGGACTGGCTGCACCGGCTGGGCGAGCAAGCCTGTATCGAAAACTACGATTTCACGATCCCGATGTTCCGGGAGGAATTCTACACAAACTATTTGGAGGAAACAGAATGCTGAACAAAGCGATCCTTAATGGGCGGCTGACCAAGGCCCCCGAACTGAAGCAGACCCAGAACGGCAAGAGCGTATGCGGCTTTACCATCGCCGTAGACCGCAACCGTGACAGAGAAAAGACTGACTTCATCCCCATCGTAGCATGGGGCAAGACCGCCGAATTCGTGAACCAGTGGTTCGGCAAGGGCGACCTTATCACCATTGTGGGGCGCATCGAAGTTCGCACCTACGAGGACAAGAACGGCAATAAGCGCACAGCCACAGAAATCATCGCAGAGGAGGTTCTGTTCGGCGGCAGCAAATCTACCGGCAAGGCCGAGGAAAAGCCCGCAGAGAGCGAGCAGGGCGGATTTGAAGAAGTCGATGGCGAGAACGACCTCCCTTTTAATTGAGGGTTACGCTTCCCAGTAAAAAGCGACAGGAGGACAACCCATGAAGTACCTTAAAGTCTTTACAGACTTTGCAGATGCCATGGAGGAACTCGGAGATGCGGAGAGAGGGCGGCTGTTCACGGCTATGCTGAAATATGCAGAGACGGGCGCAGCCCCCGATTTCCGGGGAAACGAGCGTTTTATATGGCCGGTAGCAAAGTTGCAAATAGACCGGATGGCTGCTGAATGCGAAGGAAGAGCCAAAACAAGCAGGGAAAACGGTTCCAAGGGCGGTAGGCCGAAGAAAACCCAAGGGAACCTAAAAAACCCAGCGGGTTTTTCAAAAACCCAGAAAAGCCAAGACAAAGACAAAGACAAAGACAATGACAAAGACAAAGAAAATATTCCCTCCGGGAATAATACCCCCCCTACCCCCCCAAGGGGGCGTGTGGATGTCCCGGAAGCCTTGATGTGAAATGCGCAAGAAAATCAAAAAGCCCCTCACTGATCGGGCCGCAAAGATGATCCTGAATGAGCTGGAACGGCTGGCACCGGGGGACAACCACACCAAGGGACTTATTCTCGATCAGAGCGTTAAGCGCTGCTGGCAGGATGTTTACCCGTTGAAAGGCGACAAGTCTGCTGGTGGGACAGACAATGTATTTTTGCAGATGCTGCAGGAGGAGGGACAACATGAACCGTACTGAAACACTGGCGGTTATGTCCATCCTCAAGGCCGCTTATCCAGCGTACTACCGGGACATGAAGCGGCAGGATGCGGAAGCGGTGGTAAATCTGTGGTCGGAGATGCTGGCAGACTACCCTGCTAACCTTGTAGCGGCGGCGGTTAAGACCCACATTGTCAGCGACCGCAAGGGGTTCCCCCCGCACATCGGGGCTATAATTGCCGCTATTGGTGAGATCAGCAGACCGGCGGAACTCTCCGAGGGGGAAGCATGGGCGCTGATCGCAAAGGCCCTGCGGAACAGCGGCTACAACAGCGAGAAAGAGTTTGCAGCCCTGCCGGAGAACCTACAACGGTTGGTAGGACACCCATCCCAGCTGCGGGAATGGGCCAGCATGGACACCGGGACAGTGCAGAGCGTGGTGCAGTCCAACTTTATGCGCAGCTACCGGGCAAGGCAGGAGAGCGAGCGCAAAATGCAAACCCTGCCTGCGGATATCCGGGCGAAGCTGGCAGGGATGGCAGAGGTAAAGCAGCTGCCCAGCTATGACATAGCGCTGGCGGAGCGGATGATGGAGGAGAATGCGTGAAAATCATAATCCCCGAAATCCCCCCGTCGCTGAACAAGTACGCTGGTCGGGCCAATGCCTGGGACTACCGAGCGGAAAAGCAGCGCTGGCTGCAGCTGTTTGTTGCATACTGCCCCAAGTGCAAACCAATGGGCAAGGCGGTGGTGACCATCACCTACTACTTCCCCACCCGGCACCGGCATGACCCGGACAACTACAACGGCAAGATGCTGATGGACGGGCTGGTGCACCGGGGAGTAATCGCAGATGATAGCTTTGACCATGTCGAGCTGCGGCTGCGTGGGGCATATGACCCCAAAAATCCGAGAACTGAAATTGACATAGAGGAGGTAACGGATGAAAGTACTTGAATTGTTTGCTGGAACGCGGAGTATAGGGAAAGCGTTTGAAAACAGAGGGCATCAAGTGTTTTCTGTGGAATGGGATAAGAATTTTGAAAACATCGATCTTTATGCAGATATCTTAACAGTTACGACGGATGAAATTCTGACTCGTTTTGGACGCCCGGATGTGATTTGGGCAAGTCCGGACTGTTCCACATTCAGCATTGCCGCTATAAGCCATCACCGGAGAAAAAATCCTGTAACAGGAAACCTTGACCCTGTCAGTGACTATGCAAAATTTTGCGATATGGTAGATCAGCATGTATTACAACTGATCAAGGACATTAAGCCAAGGTTTTGGTTTATCGAAAATCCAAGGGGCGGGATGCGGAAGATGTCATGGATGCAAGGTTTTCCGAGGTACACTGTTACATATTGCCAATACGGGGATACACGAATGAAGCCAACGGATATTTGGACGAACCACCCGGAGCCCAAGTTCAAGCCAATGTGCAAGAATGGTGACCCTTGCCACGAAAGAGCTCCCCGTTCTGCAACTATTCGGGCAATGAAGGCCAAGGGGATTGAAATGGAGGTTGGAGGGACACAGTACGGATTAAAGAATAGCCGTGAAAGAAGCATAATTCCCAAAGCACTGTGCCAGCACATAGTGGATATTTGCGAAGAAGGACTATCAAAGGAGGTACCCTGATGGGGCAGAAGGATGTAGAGCGGGAGAAGCCGCTTTTTGAGGGACAAAGTGCCGAGGAATTTATCAAGCGATGGAACGCTATCACCAAAGCCATAAAAATGCGCGCAGAGATGTCCGAGCATGAAAAGGTGGTGAGTTATGATGTCATACGATAAAGCGTCTCCTAACGCCAAAATCGGCTGTTCTAATTCAAACGACCCGGAGGCCCTGGAGAAGCTGGTGCGGGAGGGCAAGACCAACAGGGAGATTTCCTTAATTCTCGATCTTGATTACGGCTCTGTGGCATCGCTCTTGTATCACTATGGAATCAAGAGAGACCCCAACCGGCCCTGTAAGAGATGCGGAGGGCCGATAGGAAGCACCAACCCCCGGCAGCTGTATTGCAAGGAGTGCCAAAAGGCCATGGACAGCATTCGGGCCCGCAAAAGCAGTATGAAAAAAGCCGAGCCGAAGAAATGCGAATACTGCGGGAAGGACTATTTCGGCCAGCCGGGACAAAAGTACTGCTCAAAACAATGCTACAAGGACGCGGCGGCATCCGGTAAGTATAAGCGCCCCAAGAATTGGATAAAGCGTCGGGATGGGAAAATCGACATCGAGATAAGGGTTTGCGGCAAAACAACAGAGCGCCGGGAGAGCGTGGATTACTTCGAGGCCCGGGAGATTTGGCACGATGGCTGGATAGGCCGTGGCTACGCAGCGCTGATAACGGTAGATGGCCACAGGTTGGAGACCCTGCCGCAAATAAAGAAATTCTTTGGGTTTAGGAGGGATTCGTTATGAGGAACTGGACGGCAGCGGCAGTTACGATAATCTTAGCTGCTTTCTGCATAATGGTTCTATCGGCTATTTCGGCAGAAAGGTGGAATCATGTGGATGAAGTTGCCCAGGCGGAGATCACCGCAGAGGAACAGGAACGCCGGGAGCAGGCAGCATATTACAAAGGCTGGCAGGACTGCAAGCAATATTACCTTGAGAATTTTGGAGGGTGAGGAAATGACGGTAAAGGACTACTACGAAGTAATCCGGGACATAGACCGACTGGCTGTTGCCGTTGACGCAGAGGGTGCAGTCACCCTCGACCATGACGATGCGGAGCAGATATGGGCGCTGCTGCTGGACTACAAGGATTTGCTGATGGCTAAGGAGGTAGAGTGATGGAACGGCTAACTGAACGCTGGGGCGAAAATGATGTATGGGTGAAAAACCATGATTATGTTTCTGCGGCATACCGCCTCGCCGCCTACGAGGACACCGGCCTGATGCCGAACGATGTGACCGACATGATGGCGGCAAACGGCAATGCAATTTGCGAAATCGTGAAACTGAAAGAGGAACTGCAGGGTGCAAAGAACACCGCCGAGCAGTACGCCGCCATCAATGAAACGCTGTTTGACAGCAACATGAAGCTGGGCGCAGACAGGGAAGACCTCATCAACGAGCTATGCCAATACTGCGGGAAGTACAAAAAAGCACACGATGGCGCCTGTGACGGGTGCAGATGGAGGGAAATGTGATGGATGCAGTAAAGTTTATCGAGGAACGCAACAGAATGTGCAAGAGTTTTGGCCCTAAATGTAAAGGGTGTCCTGCTTCTAACGCTAACGAGGATGAGCTATGGGGTTGCGCAGTTGCTCAAGAATCAACGCTGGACGCTACGGCTCAGATTGCTATAGTCGAGAAATGGTCTGCTGCACATTCACGCAAGACACGGCAGAGCGTTTTTCTGGAGCAGTGGCCGGGGGCGATTGTTGGCGACAATGGCGCGCTTGCTATCGATTCTTGTAAGGTAGAAAAAACCATAAAATGCAATGGCATGAATTGCTCCAAATGTCGCCGCGAGTTCTGGATGCAGGAGGTAGAGCAATGAAAGGAATTGTAATCACAACAAAGGACGAGATGCGGGTGCAGGAGTTTTCCAAGCCTGCACACAAGAGCATCGGTGAGGCTGTTGGAGGGTGGATTGAGGTCGTCCGCCCTGTGTGCTTGGAGCGCCCGTACTGCATGATAGTCAACGAAGAAGGGGTGCTTCTTAACCTACCGATGAACATGTTCGGCAGTTTCCTTTACGGGACGAACTATCATGGGAACCCGATTTTAGGGGATATCGTGTTGTTAAAGGAAGGCATTAACAGCGATGGGGAGCTTGATATATTAGGGCTTGATGAACAGGATATTAAGTACCTGTGCGATATGGCGTCTACCAAAAACGGTAGAGAAGTTAAACTGGGACAGGAGGTAGAATGATGGAACGACTAACGAATGAAGAGGTCAGAGTGGACGAGAGCATGGACCGGTATCTCGGCCCGCGCTCCGTCCTTGAATGCATGAAGCCGAAGCTGCTCGACCTGGTTCTGAACGGTCCGGTGCTGAACAGCGTATCGAAGGCTGCACTGCGGCAAATCATTCGGCAGCTCTACAGCGCGCTCGCCGCCTACGAGGACACGGGGCGGACGCCGGAAGAAGTGTCTGCGCGGGTTAAAGACTGGAGCGACCTTTGCACTATCGTCGGAGAGTGTGGCGGCATCGACCGCCTGCGGGAGCTGGCAGAGGCAGACAAGGACGGTCGGCTGGTGGTGCTGCCGGAAGGAGGAGAAAACGATGGCTGAATACATAGACAGGGAAGCGTTTAAGAAAAGCGTCGAGGAGCGTTATTGTAAGCCGTGTAAGGCGGAGGGAAAAGACCACAACGGATGCTGGTGTCGTGCCTGTTGGGTTGACGATATGCTCGATGAGGTAGAGTGTTTCCAGCTCGCTGATGTCGCCCCGGTGGTGCGTTGTAAGGATTGCAAGCACAGCTGGGAGGATATAGGCGGACTGTGTTGCTCGCATGGGGTTTGCGTTGACCTTACAGTGCCGGATGATTTTTATTGTGCATATGGGATAAGGAAAGAAGGTGAAGAAAGTGTCTAAATACATTGACCGGGAAGAACTGATACGAGACATTATTTCTGACATGGCTTTGTTTATGGGAACTCCCGACGATGTTCAAAAACATGACGAGCAATGCAACCGTGCAATCTTATATATTGAGAGCGCCACAGGTGCCGATGTAGCTCCGGTGGTACATGGTCGATGGATTCACGATGGGCAAAGGATTAATGGTGGCATTGATTGGTGCCACTGTAGCGAGTGTGGGAAATCAGATAACTTTTGCGCGCGCACAAACTACTGCCCCAACTGCGGCGCAAAAATGGACATTAAGAACGGAGGTGACAACGATGCTAAATCCATGTAAGGACTGCATCTATTACCACAAAGAGAACAGGACTTGCCAGTCGAAAAAATGCGCTACTGGCGGCAACGGAAAAGTGACTTTGGTCGATAGGCTGTTTTGTTTTCCATACAAAAAGAACGGAGGTGGCAGCGATGCGGTTGATTGACGCAGAATCCGCCAAGAATACGCCCGTCTTGCCAAAAGAGTACCGAAATTACCAGACGGATAATCTTGATGACGCATACGAGCGAGGATGGGAGGATGCTCTTGAGAATCTTAAAAACGCTCCTACCGTTGATGCTGCACCGGTAGTGCGGTGCAAGGGCTGCAAATATCTTGTAAATGCAACGGTTAATTCCAACGGCTTCTTGATTTGTCATGTTAATGATATGGAGATTGCGCCGGAGGATTTCTGCAGCTACGGCGAGAGAAAAGAAGGTGCTGACAATGGACGAATATATTAAGCGAGAAACGGCAATTGCCAAGTTGACCGAATTGGAAGTAACTGAACCAAATGCTACAATGGCAGACGCAAAACGAGTGCTGGCAGATATGCCATGTGCTGAGGCAGTATCACTTCACGATATTTACAGAGTTATTGCAGGACATAGTTATTATCATGGCGACCGTATTCTTGCAGCATTGACATGTATCGCAGAAGGAAAAGAAGTGAATCCTGTACTCCCTACCGACCTTGTGCCGGTGGAGAGATGTAAGGACTGCAAGTACAGAGATGGCACGCCGGGGCAGCCGAATATACTTTGTGCGCAGATGCACGAGGACGATTTCTGCAGCTATGGAGAAAGGCGGGCGGAAAAGGAACCGCCGGAGGAGGGAGAAACATGATTGACTACAAGCGCATCTGCATTGACGAGCTGAAGTGCCATAGCTATAAGCTCCGGTCGTTGGAAAGCCTGCCGGAAGAAATCCGCCGCTACAATGAGCAGATGGACGGCATTCGGTCCGCTACCAGCGATGCTACACCAGTAAAGGGCGGTGGCTGCGGCCGGGAAGATCATTTGATTAACGCAATCTCCCGCCGGGATGCGCTCTCGGCAAACCTTGCGGTAGTCAAGTGGCAGACTTCCCAAGTGGAGAAAGGACTGGCCTGCCTGACGGGAAAGCAGCGGCGCATCCTTGAGTTGTTCTACATCCGCCGGGAATACGGCTACATACAGCGGCTTTGCCAGGAGTTCAATGAGAGTGAACGAGAGGTGTACCGGGATAAGGACGAAGCACTGATGAGATACGCCCTTTGCCGGTATGGGTTGACGGAGCTGTAAAGATGGCAGAAACATGGCAGAAATAAGACGCATATACAGTGTATACTGATAGTGTGGTAAAACACAAAATTCCCTTGACATTCCTCCTGGTGGGGAGCCGGGCCCCTAATCCCGGCAATCTGCTCCCGTAGCTCAATGGTAGAGCGGCTGCCTTGTAAGCAGCGGGTTATAGGTTCAATCCCTATCGGGTGCTCCACCTTCATGTTTTACCTCCTTTTTACGGTGTCGCCGATGCCCCGTTATCCCATCGGCCGAAGATACATGACCTTCGTAAAAAAGGTGCCGCGCTGGCAGACCGCAAGTTCGCAATAGTCTGCCTTACCAAAAAGCAGTCAGAGAGTACCGAAAGGCGCTCTCTTTCTTTATGCCATAAAGGAGGGGATACCTATGGATTTAATAGTCCGCAAAATCCCGCAGAGCGACACCATCAAGGTATATCCGGTATCTGATGTGCATTTGGGCAGCATCCTACATGATAAAGAGGGCTGGCAAGCATTCTGCCGCCGGGTAGAGCGGGAGGACGCTTATCTCATCCTTGGCGGCGATCTCATCAACAACAATACCCGGAACGCGGTGGGAAGCCCCTTTGAGGATTATATCCGCCCGCGGGAGCAGAAAAAGATGATGGTGGAAATGCTAACGCCCATCAAGGATAAGATACTCTGCGCGGTATCCGGTAACCACGAAGCGAGGACAGCCAAGGACACCGACCAAGACATTATGGGCGATATCATGTGCAAACTGGACATGGAGGACTACTACGCCGAGGATATAGCATTCCTCAAGCTGGAGATTGGGCGCAGGGTAACAAGAGATATCCCTATCACCAGCTATACGATGGCTGTTACCCATGGCTCCGGCGGCGGCATTTACACCGGTGCAACGGTCAACCGCAATGAGCGCTTCGGCTACACCATAGAGGGCATTGACGCTCTGATTGTTGGCCACACCCACAAAGGCACCATCAGTAAGCCCAAAAAGATCGTGGTGGACAGTAACAACAATGTTATCCGTACCAAGCAGCTGGTAGTGGTTAGCTGTACCGCATGGCAGCAGTACGGAGGCTACGCAGCCCGGAAGATGCTATTGCCAAGCAGCGAGAGCGACCATGAGCAGCCGCAGACGCTCCTGCTGTGCGGGAACAAGACAGGCACTAAGCGGATAACCACAGTTTGGTAACAATAATTGGTAGCCCGGCATAGTAGACACCGGGAGGGACAGGGCGGGTAATGAACATTGTATTTGATTATAATTCTCCCAGGTGGCGGAGGAAGCGCCAACAGATATTAAGGCGTGACGGATATATGTGCCAGCACTGCAAGAGGTACGGAAAGGCGGTACAGGCTACAACGGTGCATCATATCAAACACGCAGATGAGTACCCGGAGCTGGCTTACGAAGATAAAAATTTAGTAAGCCTGTGTGAGGGCTGCCATAACAAGCAGCACCCGGAAAAAGCAACAGCAGCAAGGGGCCGTTACTGATACCCCCCCCTATCCGTTGCGCCTTCCGCCTGTCTATGGGGACCGGCGGGGGGAACTTTTTCCAACTCTACGGTATATTTTTGAGAAAGGGGAAGCCATGACAAAGGAAAAATGGGTTGAAACTATCGAAAAACAGATGGAAAAACTCGGTACGGCCGACCCATCTTATCAATCTGCGGTAGAAACGCTTGCAGAGATACTGGAACAGCGGGATAAGACCAAGGCCGAGTTCAAAAAGTCCGGCGGTAAGTCCGTCATCGAATATACCAACAAAGGGAACGCCACAAACATGGTAAAAAACCCTCTGTTGATTCTGTGGGACGACCTCAACAAGAGCGCACTGGCATACTGGCGCGAATTGGGGCTTACTCCATCGAGTTTCCGCAAAATGACCGGCGGAGTGAAGGAAAAGGAGGAAAAGGGCGGCCTTGCCGCTGCTCTTGCCAGCCTTGAGACAGATTAAGGGTAAGAACTGGCCCGTAGTCCTTGAGTATGCCGAAAGCATCAGAGACGGGAGAAAGGTCGCTTGCAAGGAATTGCGGCAGGCTGTTGACCGTTTCTTTGCTGACCTCGATAATGACAAGTACGATTTCGCGCCGAAAGGGCCGGAGTTCTGTATTCAAATCATCGAAAAGACCCTCTGCCACCAGCAGGGGGAAAAGCTGGACGGTACACCGCTCCGGGGAAAGCCGTTCCTGCTGGAGCCGTTTCACAAATTCATCATATACAATCTTCTTGGGTTTAAGTTGAAAGGCACCGATGTGGTGCGGTTTCATGAAGCCCTTATTTTTATCCCTCGAAAGAACATCAAAACCAGTTTTGCCGCTTCCCTCGCATGGGCGCTGTCCCTGTGGTACCGGCGCAGCGGTTCCAAAACCTACATATCGGCTGCGGCTCTGATGCAGTCCCTTGAAAGCTTTAATTTTCTGGATTATAACATCCGGCTTATGGGCGAGGACGAGAAGCATGGCGGCGGTGTAAAGATCATTGACAACAACAACGAGCACTCAATGGAGGCAGAGCTTCCAGACGGCTCGTTTTTTATCCGCGCTCTGGCTGCAAACCCGGATGCGCAGGATTCTCTTAACTGCAATATTGCGATCTGCGATGAAATCCACGCTTTTACCAAGCCTAAGCAGTACAACCTTTTTAAGGAAGCCATGAAAGCCTACACCAACAAGCTGCTGATAGGTATTTCCACGGCTGGCGATAACGAACAGGGCTTCCTTGGGCAGCGGCTGCAATACTGCCGAAAGGTGCTGGATGGCACAATCAAGGACGAACAATATTTTATCTTTATGTGCTGCGCCAATCCGGATGAGGAGGGAAATATCGACTATACCAATCCCCTGGTACATGAGATGGCCAATCCGGCCTATGGCGTTTCCATCCGGCCGGAGGAAATTCTAAACGATAGCTTGCAGGCGCAGAATGACCCGCAGCAGCGGAAAGATTTCTTCGCAAAGTCTCTCAATGTCTATACCGGGGCTATCAAGTCCTATTTCAACCTCGACGAATTCCGGCGAAGCGATGAAAAATACAACTGGACGCTGGACGAGCTTTCCAAGCTCCCAATAGACTGGTACGGTGGTGCAGACCTCTCAAAAATGCACGACCTAACGGCGGCTGCGCTTTTTGGAAATTACAAAGGCGTGGATATCATCATCAGTCACGCTTGGTTCCCTGTGGTGCAGGCTCATGTTAAGGCCGACGAGGATGGTATACCGCTTTTCGGCTGGGCCGATGATGGACTTTTGACCATGTGCAACAGTCCAACCGTAAACCACGCCGATGTTGTCAACTGGTTTGTTACAATGCGAAAGCGCGGTTTCCGAATACGACAGGTGGGGCATGACCGTAAATTCTGCCGAGAGTATTTCATTGGCATGAAATCGGCTGGGTTTAACATTATCGACCAACCGCAGTATTTTTACAGGAAATCAGAAGGTTTCCGGCATATCGAGCAGAGCGCCAAAAATGGGACGCTGTACTATATGCATTCCGAAGCATATGAGTATTGTGTTGGGAATGTCTCGGCCGTCGAAAAGACAGACGACATGATCCAGTACGACAAGGTAAGACCGACAAACCGAATTGATGTGTTCGATGCCTCCGTATTCGCCACGGTGCGGTACTTGGAGGCTTTGGATAAATCTAAAGCAGGAAAGAAATGGTGGGGTGATAAATGAGCATAGCAAATTTTTTTGAGCGCTTCCGCTCTCGGGATAAGCCCCAAACGCGGAGCGCTGTATGCCTGTGTGATGGAACCGGCTGGAAAGACCTAACCTGTTCCGGCTATACAGACCTTGCGCACAACCCGGAAATCTGTGCTGCTGTTGATAGGATTGCGTCTTTAATTGGAAGCATGACAATCTATCTGATGCAAAACACCGATAGTGGAGATATCCGGGTTAAAAATGGGCTGTCTCGTGTGGTTGATATCGAGCCAAACAGTTACATGGGCCGGTCAAACTTTATCCAGTGGATCATCAAAACAATGCTGCTGGATGGCCGGGGGAACGCTGTAGTGCTCCCAAAGACCCGGAAGGGGCTGCTCCGGCGGCTTGACCCGATTCCGGCGGCGTTTGTAGCATTTGTACCGAATGGGGAACGGTATTATAGCATCGAAATATCTGGGGAACCCTATGACCCGGAGGATGTGCTGCATTTTGCCATAAATCCGAGCAATTACTACCCATGGCAAGGCACTGGGTACAGCATTGCGCTGGCTGATGTGGCAAATAACCTAAAGCAAGCGGCGAAAACAGAAAATGGTTTCATGGCCAGTGAATGGAAACCGTCTCTTATCGTGAAGGTGGATTCGCTGACGGACGAGTTTTCTGACCCGGAGGGGCGGGCAAAGCTCCTTGGCGATTTTGTTGCAAGCAATAAAGCCGGGGAACCTTGGCTGATTCCTGCCGAGCAATTCTCGGTGGAACAGGTAAGGCCCCTTACTCTATCTGATCTTGCGCTGGCAGACTTCGTAAAACTGGATAAAACGACGGTGGCAACCATTCTTGGCGTGCCGCCTTTTGTTTTGGGCGTTGGCGAGTTCAAGCGAGACGAATGGAACAACTTTATTTCTTCCCGTATCATGCCGATTGCACAGATTTTGGAGCAGGAGTTTAGCCGAAAGCTGCTCGTATCTCCGGATTACTTTTTCCGCTTCAATGTCCGCTCCCTCTACAACTATTCCTTGGAGGAAACCATCAAAGCTGGCGCGGAAATGGTTGACCGCATGGCAATGACACGGAACGAGTGGCGCAGTTGGGTTGGGCTTACTCCGCACGAGGGGATGGATGAGCTTTTGGCCCTTGAAAACTACATTCCCGCGGACCGCCTTGGCGATCAGAAAAAACTAAACGGAGGAGGTGAGTAAATGGTAGGAGCAAGACAGGCAATCAGCCGCAGTGGCGACTTCAAAACCCGCGCTGCTGATGGAAACCTCTACATTGAGGGCTATTTCGCCACCTTTACCGGCGAATACCGGATGTGGGATAAAGCCATCGAGCGCATTGACCGAGGAGCCTTTGATGGTACCCTCGGTGATGATATTCGGGCGCTGGTTAACCATGATACCACAATCGTGCTTGGCAGAACAACAGCTGGTACACTGACCCTCCGCGTTGACGATTTGGGCCTTTGGGGGTCCATCCTCATTAATCAAGCGGATCAGGATGCCATGAACGCCTATGAGCGCGTAAAGCGTGGGGATGTTTCCCAATGTTCTTTCGGCTTTGACATCCTTGACGAGGAAACCGAAATCCGGCCAGATGGCACAACCGTGTGGACTATTCGCAAAGTCAAACTGTATGAGGTATCGGTCGTTACCTTCCCGGCCTACGAGGACACCATGGTAGAGGCTCGGAAAAAAGACCTTGAAAAGATCAACGAGCGCAAGCTCGACCAATGGAGGGCCGAAGCCCTCAAAAAGCTAAGAAAGGAGTGCTGACATGGCACTGAAATCCATTATGATTGCCAAAAAGCTGGAACTGAAAAGAGCAGCTTTTGAGGCACTGGTAGCTAAAGACGCAGAATTTGCAACACGCTCCGCTGAAATCGAAAAAGCAATCGGCGAAGCTACCACCGATGAGGAGCAGCAGGCTGTTGAGGACGCCATGAACAAATTTACCGAGGAACAGGATGCCCACAACGCCGAAAAAGAAAAACTGTCCGCAGAAATCAAGGGCCTTGAGGAAGACTTGGAAAATGCCGAAAAGGATCCTCCCAAGGCTGAACCCAAAGCAGAAAAGAAAGACGAAAGGAATGATTTTACCATGAATACCATCAACATTCGCTCCCTCCCCATGAATGTGCGCGCCTTTGACGCTCTTCCCAAAGAGCAGCGTGACGCTATCGTAGCCCAGCCCGATGTGCAGACCTTCTTTGCGGAGCTTCGTAACGCTGCCCGCAGCAAGAGAGATATCACCGGTGGTGAGCTGACCATCCCTGTTGTATTCCTCGACCTTATTGCCGAGAATATGTATCGCTACTCCAAACTGATGCGTCGGGTCCGCATCCGCAATGTCAATGGCGAAGCCCGTCAGACCATTGCCGGTACTGTCCCCGAGGCCGTTTGGACTGAAATGTGCGGCGCCATCAATGAGCTGACCTTCAGCTTTAACCAGATCACTCTTGACGGCTTCAAGGTTGCCGGTTATGTTCCTGTTTGTAATTCCCTGCTGGAGGATAACGATGTAAACCTCGCCTCCTGGATCGTCGAGATGCTGTCCGAGGCTATCGGCCTTGCCAAGGATAAGGCCATCCTGTACGGCAAGGGCGCTGGTCAGAAGATGCCTCTTGGTATTGTGACGCGTCTGGCGCAGGAGAGCAAACCCAGCGATTACCCGGCCAATGCTCCTGCTTGGGTTGACCTGCACACCTCCAACATCATCACCATTCCCACCGCTTCCACCGGCGAGGCTTTCTGGGCTGCGCTGGCTGTTGCTGCTGGTAACACCTTCACCCGCTATTCCCGCGGCGAGCGCTTCTGGGCTATGAATAGCAAGACCCTGGCTACTCTGCAGTCCAAGGCAATCCTTGCTACCGCTTTGGGCCGGTATGTCACCTTTGACGGTATGACCATGCCCATCATCGGCGGTGATGTGGAAATCCTCGAATTTATCCCCGATGGCGACATCGTTGGCGGCTATGGCGACCTGTACCTGTGGGCGCAGCGCTCCGGCATGACCATCGAAGCATCCCGCGAGGTTCAGTTCATTCAGGACAACACCGTATTCCGCGGCAAAGAGCGTGCTGACGGTATGCCCGTTATCCCCGGCGCTTTTGTGGCGATCAACATTAACGGCGCTTCCGTAACCACCTCCATGACCTTTGCGGCTGATACCGCCAACAACGCTAAGTTGTCCGCTCTGACCGTTGGAAACCTGTCCCTCAGCCCTGCTTTTGATGGCGATGTGCTGAGCTACACCGCTACCGCTTCCGCTGCGACTGCTGCAGTAAACGCCACTACCGAGGTTGCCGGTGCGCAGGTCGCTATTGCCTACAACAACGCCAATGTGAAGAACGGCGGCTCTGTTACCTGGCTGGCTGATGGCGCTGCCCATCCTCTGACCGTTACTGTCAAGAATGGAAACGAGACCGTTGTTTACACAGTCAATGTAACCAAGGCTTCCTAAGGGGGGTTAAAGCATGACAGACGCTGACATCCTTGTGATCTTGAAAGTCGATTTGCAGCTTTCCACCGCAGCGCTGGACAACTATCTCTTGGCGCTGATCGCGTCTGCCAAAGAGTACATTGCCACCGAGGGCATCGTGCTCTCCACCAGTACGAGTGATGCCGTACTGGTGGAGATGTACGCCGCTTACCTCTACCGGCAGCGCAGAGAGAAAGTAGTGGCAATGCCGCGTATGCTGCGCTGGGCACTCAACAACCGACTGTTTGAGCAAAAGGTGGGTGGTTGATTTGGATGATCTCATTACATTAATCTCCCAAACCTTTGAGCAGAACGATATCGGGGTACAGATTGCCACAGAAACCACAACACAGGTCTGGGCGCGGCTGCAGTCCGCTACACGGGCGGAGTTCTATTCCGCCGGTCAAAACGGCTTGCAGCCGTCCCTTGTGGCGGTTACTCCTATCGCCAACTATGCTGGGCAGAAATTAGCCGAGTGGCGCGGCACACGCTATTCCATTTATCGCACCTATTTTGCAACAGGCAGCGATGAAATAGAGCTGTACCTAGAGGAAAAGGTGGGCAACGATGTCGAAAACGGTTAGACCGGATGAGTTGACAACGGCAATCCTGTCCGAACTGAAAAACTATGACCAGGCCGTTACGAATGGCGTAAAAAAAGAGGTTCGGCAGGTGGCAAAGGAATGCCGCCAAGACATTGTGACCGGCAGCCCGGTACAGACCGGCGATTATAAGGCCGGTTGGCGTGACAAGGTCGCATATGAGAGCTACAGCGATATCCGTATGCGAATTTTCAACAAAACGGATTACCAGCTCACGCACTTGCTGGAACATGGTCACGCAGGCCCAGGCGGAACCGCAAAAGGCTCTGCCCGCCCATTCCCCCACATCGGCCCAGCGGAGCAAAAGGCAGAGCAGAAACTATTAACCCGTGTAAAGGTGGTGATTAAGAAAGGATGACACTGCAAGAGGTCAATTCCCTGTTAAAACAGACGAGGATGCCCGTAGCTTACGGTTACTTCAATAAGCCGCAAAAGTTACCGTATATCCTCTATCGCGTCTCCTACTCCAATAATTTTGGCGCTGACAATGTGGTGTATCACCCCATCAACCATATACAGGTTGAGCTTTACACAAAAGATAAAGACCTAACAGCAGAGGGCAAAGTCGAACAGGCCTTGTCCTCTCTGTTTTGGCAGAAGTCCGAGAGTTACATTGAAGATCAGCAGTGTAACCAAGTAGTTTATGAAATCGAGGTGTAAAAATGGCTGATAAAGTTAAATTCGGTATCTCGAATGTCCATTACGCTATCCTCGACGGGGAAAATAACACCTATGGCACTCCCGTAGCCATCCCCGGCGCAGTTAGCCTGTCTTTGGAGCCTTCCGGCGATACCACACCGTTTTATGCGGACAACATTCAGTATTTCGTAGCCGTGGCGAACAGCGGCTACACCGGCGATCTCGAAGTTGCCGTTTTCCCCGAAGCATTCCTCAAGGATGTTTTCGGGTATACTCTTGACACCACCAGCAAGGTGATGATCGAGAATGCAAACATTCAGCCCAAGTCTTTCGCACTGCTGTTCCAAGAGGAGGGCGATGTGAACGGGACGAAGTTTGTTCTTTACAACTGCACCTGCACTCGGCCTACCCGTGAGCTGAACACCACGACCGAGAGCGTAGAGCCGCAGACGCAAACTGTCAGCATCACCGCTTCCCCGCTGGCAAACGGCAACTCCCTTGCCTACACTACGGCGGAGACCCCGGAGGCGACCGTGAACGGCTGGTACACCGCCGTATTCACTCCGACGACTGGAGGCTGAAATGAACAAAGTAATCGAGATCGACGGAAAAAGCGTAGGGTTGTGCGCTAATGCGCTGACCCCACGCATCTACCGCCATAAAGTGGGTCGGGACATTGTCCGTGACCTGCAAAAGCTACAAACGGCAGCGACATCCGAGGACGGATCTTTTTCCGTAAGCGATCTTGAAATATTTGAGGATGTCGCTTTTATCATGGCTCGGCAATATGACGGGTCCATCCCGGACAATGTTGACGAGTGGCTGGAGCAGTTTGAGATGTTTTCCATCTATAAAGTGCTCCCTGCCATTTTGGAGCTTTGGAGCCTGAACAACAAGACTACCGCTGTTCCAAAAAAAAAATAAAACAAACCGTGCGTGAGCCTACCGGGTCAACCTTTATGCTCCGCTGCGCTGAACTCGGGTTATCCGATGAAGCGCTGGAGGACATGACCTGCGGAATGGTCTATGATTTGATGATCGAAAAGGCCAACGACGCAGAACAGTATGCCATAAAGGGCAGACCCGGCGGCTTGCGTGATTTCTTCGCAGGAGGTGGTAAGATTGGCTGAAAATGTTAAAGGCATCGTTGTTGAAATCGGCGGCGATACAAAGGGATTGTCGAAAGCGATCAGCTCGCTGAACAGCGAAATCCGTGGGACACAATCGGAGCTTAATAAAGTCAATCGCCTGCTGAAACTCGACCCGACCAATATTGACCTGCTCAAGCAAAAGGAGAAGTTGCTCGGGGATCAAATCAAAAATACAGAAAACAAGGTTGAAAGCCTCCGAAACGCCAAAAAGAAAGCGGATCAGGAAATGGCGGACGGCACGGAGATCAACCAAAAACAATACCGTGAGTTAGTCCGGGAACTGACCAGCGCCGAACTAAAGCTGAAAGACCTACAGGCCGAAGCGTCCAGGAGCCGTGCGGCACTTGCACAGGTTTCAGCAGTTACCGGCGAAATAGCAGAAAAGTCCGGGAACATTGCAAAGAAGTTTGCACCGGCATCTTTGGCCTTTGCAGGAGCAGGAGTGGCAGCCACAAAAGCGGCTGTAGAATTTGAAAGCGCCTTTGCTGGCGTTGAAAAAACAGTAGACGGCACGACAGAGCAGCTTGCGGCACTCAGGCAGGGCATATTGGACATGGCAGAAGAAATTCCTGCGTCCACTACGGAGATTGCTGCGGTTGCGGAAGCTGCTGGACAGTTGGGTATTGCCACCGATGATGTACTTGACTTTACCCGCGTCATGATCGACTTGGGCGAAGCAACAAACCTTTCCGCTGATGAAGTTGCCTCTGCACTTGCCAAATTTGCCAATATTACCGGAACGACCGCTGATGAATACTCCAAACTCGGCAGTACCATCGTTGACCTTGGCAATAACTTTGCCACAACAGAGCGCGATATTGTTGAGATGGCTACACGCCTTGCGTCTGCTGGTACAGTTGCCGGGTTGTCCGAACAGGATATCCTTGCATTGTCTACCGCAATGTCCTCGGTTGGCATCAACGCAGAGGCAGGCGGTACGGCAATGACCCAAACAATGACCGCAATAAGCAAGGCTGTGTCTGCTGGTGGTGATGATCTTGAAACATTTGCAAAGATCGCTGGTGTATCTGCTTCTGAATTCGCAGATATGTGGGGCAATGAACCGATAGACGCAATCAGTGCTTTCATCGGCGGGCTTGGGAAGATGAACGAAAATGGAGAGGACACAATCTCCGTATTGGATGAATTGGGGCTCTCCGGGATTCGCCAGTCCAATATGCTTCGCGCGTTAGCCCTTGCGTCCGATGTATTGGGCGATGCTGTTACAACCGCAAATACTGCATGGGACGAAAATATTGCTCTCTCCAACGAGGCAAGCAAAAGATACGCAACGACCGAAAGCCAGATGAAAATACTCCGAAACGGGCTAAATAACTTGGCGATTTCCATCGGTGATATCCTGCTTCCGATTATCAATAAAATCGTCGCAGGGCTTCAAAATGCAATCGACTGGTTTTCAAACCTGGACGATGGGGTCAAAAAGACGATCCTTATTGTCGGCGGTCTTATTGCGGCAATCTCTCCTGTTGCTGGAATCATATCAGGCATAGCCGGAGCGATGAGCAAGCTGTCAGGCACGGTAATACCCGCCATTATTGAAGCGGCAACTAAAATGGGGCCGATTATTACAACCGTTGTAGAGGGAATTTCAAGCGGAATTGGGGCGGCAATAGGTTTTATTACAGAAACAGCTATCCCAGCCGTTATGAGCGCTGTGTCATCTGCGTTCACATTCATAACGGGAACTGTAATCCCTGGAATTGTAACGGGCATAACGACAGCTGTTAATTTTTTGATAGCCAACCCGATAGTTCTGATTATTTCCGCCATTGTAGGACTTGTTGCGCTGATTGCAACAAAGGGCGACGAGATACAGGCCATCCTCCAGCGTGTGGATGATTTCTTGCAGGGCGTATTTACGACGGATTGGTCGGAATCGTTTGGAGTATTGGGGGAAATCTTAAATTTCTTCTTCTCAACAGTAAAATCCATTTGGGATTCCATAAAGGCCGTTTTTGACGGTATTATCGATTTTGTTCGTGGCGTTTTTACTGGAGATTGGGAAAGAGCATGGAAAGGTGTGCAGGAAATCTTTAAGGGAATCTTTACGGCGCTTGTTGACATTGCAAAAGCGCCCCTTAACGGCATCATTGCACTAATCAACATGGTCATTGACGCAATCAACTGGATGATAAACGGTCTGAATAAGATCCACTTTGATGTCCCTGACTGGGTTCCTGTTTTGGGCGGTAAGTCCCTCGGATTTAATATTCCGACCATCGGAAAAATTGCTTATCTTGCCAAGGGCGGAGTTTTGTCCTCCGGCAGCGCCATCGTCGGCGAAGCCGGGCCGGAGCTGCTTACCATGGCCGGTGGCCGTGCCCATGTTATGCCACTGAACGGAAACGACCGTGGCGGCATCACCATCGAAATGAACAACACATTTAACGGCTACGATAACGCAGCCGGTGAAGCTGCCGCAAGGAACTTGGTACAGGCGGTCAACCGTGCGCTTGGGAGGGCTTACTGATGAGAAAATTTAAGCTCAAGAACGGTGTCGGCGCCGAATGGGATTTGATGGACAAAACGGCGTACTTCAATGCGCCGGGTGGATTAGGCTTTGGCAAAACCTACTCCACCATCCAAGCCGGAAGCGCATGGCTGGTATCGGATGAATTCCTTAACCAGTATGCCGTGACAGGCGAAATGATATTCTTCGACTATTCACGGTATCAGGCGTTTATTTCGTTCGTGACAAAAGGCCCGCTTTACCTGATGTATTCCCCGCTGGACACATGGTACAAAATCAAGTGCGAAGTGCAGTCTGCGGATAAGTCGGAGCTGAAATCCGGCTATTTGGCAGTACCGATTACATTCCTCTGCTTCGGGACTTGGCATGAAGCTGTTAAGGTAACGCAAAGCCAAGCGCCAGACCAAGGGATTAAAAGGTACAGCTATACTTATCCTTATTATTACGCAGAGACAGCAACAGGAACTGCAAAAATAAGAAACGGGGATTTGGCATCTCCGTGCAAGCTGCAAATCTTCGGCCCGGTCGTCAATCCTGCTTGGGCGCTTATCAAGGCCGGTACCCGTGTAGCGGTCGGAAAAGTAACCGCAACAATCCCTGACGGCCACAAACTCGTTGTTGATGCTGACCCTGCAACAATGGAGATTGCCGAGTATGCGCTGGACGGGACATACATCCAAAACCTGTATCAGTCCAGCGACTTTTCGACCGGAAGATTTATCTATGCTCCGCCGGGAGAAAGCACTTTGACATTTTCGCACGACGGCACATCGGATATAACAGCATATGTGGAGGTGGAAAAACTTGCGTACTCTGTTTAAGTGTGAAGTGTTCGCTCGTGATTATACTTTCCGCAGCTTTGCGCCGATTGAAAGCCCGGAGATACAGTTTGACTACCTAACGGCGGAAAAAACCACTCTCCGGGCGGTTAAAATCGATGCAAAGAAAGGAGATTTTATCAGCGTGACCGACCAAAACGGCGTTGTAGCCTATCAGGGGATCGTGGATGATGTCGAAACCGACAAAACAGGCGTGACCATCTCTGCACAGCCATTGATGGCGCTGTTTGATGTTGATGTGCATTTTGACCGCACCACATCCTCCAAAATAGAGCAGTTTATCGCCGGTATCATAACGGACAATTTCATTTCCTCCCATGATGCATTACAAAACATCACCGGCATGACGGTGGAAACGACCTCCGAGACCACCGGAGCGCTGAACCTCAAGGATAACATCCACAGCTTTTACGAGATCATTACCAAATCCTTGACAGCTTACGGCATAGCCATAAACATGGCCTTTGACCCGCAGAATAAGGCTATTACCGTTACGGTTGGAAAGGTAAGTGAAAGCGCTGTCATCGAAGCAAGCCTACAAGCCATTGTGGATAAAAACATTATCATTGGCGACAGCTCCGGCCAGCTGAACAAGGTGACCATCTACAACAAAGCGGATGAAACGCAGAATGTTACCTATTATCTGCACCCAAACGGAAAGGTTGACACCAACAATTCCGACCGGATTACGCCGGTATTCTTCGCAGCGCAGTTTTTGGAGACCGATGTGGACTTTGATACCGCAGCTTATCAAAAGGCATACGAAGCACTCACTCCGCAGCAGTATGACAACATGATTGAGCTGACTGCCCGAAACGACTGTGGCGTACTTGATACCTCTATGGCCATTGGTACAGAGGTGCTTGTAATTGACGGAGACAGCAGTTACAAATCCATCCTTACCGGCTATACCCGGTCACAGGATATCACAAAAATGACCTTTGGCGTTGTCCGCGCCGATTTGACCAAAATCCTAATCCTTGAAAGGAGGGCAAACGCATGATAACGCTGCTCCAGTATAACGCATCTATCGTAACTCCAACGGATGATGCGTATCTGTACAACCACATTATCAACGACAGCGGTATATTTACCGGCGTTGAGGTAACAACACAGGGCGGAAACATCATCAATGTTTCGGATGGCCGCGGAATTATTCTCGGCCGAAACTTTGTGGTAGAAGCGCAGACCATCAATGCGACGCTCCCGACCAGCGGCTCCGTCCCCGGTCGATTGCTTATCCAAATTGACATGGCAAACACCGAAGCACCGATTGCTTTTGTTACGCAGGCACAAGACCCGCTCCCGGCGCTGGTGCAGGAGGACATTAATGCAAGCGGTACGGTTTATCAGCTGCCGATAGCAACTTTTACGGCACAGCCGACGATGGTTTCCGATTTACAGTATGTGGCGCACACCATCAGCCCTGGAACGGTTGCAAGTTTTAACGGCCGCACCGGAGCGGTGACACCGCAAACCGGCGATTACACCGGCAGCCAAATCAAAATCCCCGGCTACAAGCAGGCAACCTCCCGGCAGAATGTAACCACAACAGACACGGTAACGCAGGCCATCGGTAAAATGGAGTACAAAATAAACCGCACTTTTGTGGTTAAGCAAATCTCCCTCCCGGCTGCATCTTGGATGGGCGCAGAAAGCCCCTACACCCAAACCGTTACCATCAGCGGCATCACAGTCAACAGCAAAGTAGACATCCAAATGGACGCAACAGCCCTTGGCGTACTTATCGACAGCGGCACCAGCGCTATCTGGATTGAAAACAACAATGGCACCCTTACCGCAAAAGCGCTGGGAGAGAAGCCCAATGCCAATCTTTCGGTTCAGGTGACCATCACGGAGGTATCTGCATGAGCGTAATTTACGGTAATCCAATCATGGCAGGTGGCGGTGGCCTTGAACTTGTAGCAAATGTCGCTGACGGGGCAACCGTTACTGCTACTCTTGGCAGCAAGACCGTGACAGGTGTTTCCTCCGGTGGGCAGGCTCGACTTAAAATACCGCAGGAGGGCAAATGGACGGTTTCCGCAGCAATCGGCACAACGGTATCTGCCCAGCAGGAAGTCATTGTTCCTGCCACAGTTGACTTCGCATTACCTTCACCTGTGCTGAACGATACAAGCTGGGCAATAATTAAGCAGGTATCTGACGCTGGCGAGGGACAAAACTATTGGGCAGTTGGTGACTGCAAGCAAATCACGATGAACGGCAAAGTCTCCGATGGACTTACTCTTTCTAATTACACGGCTTGGGTGTTCATTATTGGATTCGACCACAATAAAGAGCGTGAAGGAACAGGAATCGCGTTTATGGGTTTCAAAACGGAACAGACCGATGGTAAATTTGTGTGTTTGACTGATGACAATTATAGTAACTATGCTGGTGCGGGTTTTATCATATATCCACAAACGGGAGATTATAGTACAACTAAATGGAGTGGGTGCTATATGCGGAATGTTGTAATGCCGCTTATCAAAGCAGCATTTCCAACCGACCTACAAGCAGTTGTCAAAACATCATCCATATACAGCGAACAGATTTCAGGCAATAATATTACGATGGCGGCGTTCAATGAGGAAGTCTACCTGCTGGCCGAATATGAAGTTTTTGGCACACGCACATATGCCACAACATCTGAACCCAATTTCTTAAAGCAATACGCCTATTTTGCTGCTGGAAATAGCAAAGTAGCATATAGGCACAATTATCCAAATAATAAAGCCCAATGGTGGGAGCGCTCCATGTGTGCAGGTGATTCATTACGCCATTGCAAGGTTTCTGATAATGGTTCTGCTGATTATAGGTCATATGGCTATTATTCATATGGCGTAGCTCCATGTTTTAAGGTATAACATATGGACTACATTTGTTTTAATCGTTTTAAGCAAAATGCTTTGTGTGGCGAAGTAAACATTCGATACGGCACAAAACTTGATGAAACCAACAATGTAATCAGCTTCAGCGGAAATCCAATTTGCTATATAAAAAGTCAAAACGCCTATGATTATTTCGCAAGAAATGACGATGGAAAAGGCTTAGAGCGTGGGAAGCTGACAGCAGAAATAATCAAACTGCTGAATAACCGCAAAGACGGAAAGTACCAAGACCGATGGGATAGGATTTGGGATGATTTATCCTTGCTGAAATACAAACGCCCCGAACACGATGACCACTGGGTGTGGAACTATGATTTTTTCAATGCTTCGATTGAGGAGCTGAACAGAATAAAAACCATGATACTGGAGGTGTGACAACCCATGGAAATTGCACTGGCCCTCCTCGGCTCCGGCGCATTGGCTACCGTCATTAGCTGGCTGCTGCATCGTATTGACCGCAAGCAGGACAAGCAGGATCAGATTATCTCCGGTATGGCAGCCTTGGACAATAAGCTGCAACAGCATATTGATTCTGACGAACGCTACCGGACAGATATGTGCCGCATCCGCATCCTGCGCTTTTCGGACGAGCTGCGCCGTGGGGTGAACCACAGCGAAGAATCCTTCAACAATGTGCTGGAGGATATCGACAACTACACAGAGTACTGTGTGGAGCACGAAGATGTCTACATCAATTCCAAAGCGGATGCAGCGATCCGCAACATTAAGAGCGTCCACGACCGCTGTATTCGTGGTGAACTCAAATTCCTTTAAGGAGGACATAAAATGAACGAATTTGTAACTTGGACTTCCCTTGGTACTTACGCAGGCGCTGTAATGATGGTCACAATCATTACCCAGTTCCTCAAGCAGACCCCCCTCAAGAACATCAACACCCAGCTGCTTGCTTACATCATCTCTGTGGCCATCCTCATCGGAGCCGAAGCCTTTAACGGCTCTGCTCTGACGGTACAGGGCGTGGTGCTGTGCCTGCTGAACGCTGTTATTGTCGCTTTGGCTGCTAATGGTACATATGACGCAGCCACCACCGGCATGGTGAAAAAGGTCAAAGAGGAGGAATTCCCTCTTGAGGAGGTGGTGAAAGATGCCTAAAGTGTATCTTTCACCCGAACGCAGACCGGCTCCCCATGCTCCGTACTACGGCTTCCCCGGCGTGTACGAGCATGATGTGTGTGTAGAGATCGGCGCTTATTGCGCCGAGGCTCTCACCCGCTGCGGGTTTGATGTGATGGTCGCATCCCCCAACAAAACGATGCAGGAGCGAGTAGCCGAAAGCATCGCTTGGAAATCCAACCTCCATATGCCCATCCATACCAATGCCAGCACGGCCACCTTGAAAGAAGGGACTGCACAGGGCCCGACTGTTCTGCGCTACGGCAGAGCCGGGGGCGTCAGTGACCGGGCCTGTCAGATGGTCTACCGCAGACTGATGGAGATTTACCCCCGGAATACCCACCGAGGGGTCTATCAGAAGGACGAGTTTTACGAGATCGGCAGAACTCCTATGCTGTCGATCTATCCCGAAATCGCATTCCATGATAACGGGCAGGATGCCATTTGGATTGTGCAAAACAAAAAGCGCATTGCCGAGGCACTCTGCAAAGGTGTATGCGACTGGTTCGGCGTGACCTATAAAGAGGAAGAAAAGCCGCAGACAGATTATGATAAGCTGGTTGCCGAGCTGGAAGAAATCAAAGAAAAATACAGAACCGAACACGCCAGCGCGCAGGCGCTGCGTGGGAGAATTTTAGCCGCCATCGAACAGTACGATACGGTGGCAAAATAACTCACTTTGCAACTCACTTTTGTTCCGAAAGTGAGTTTTTCATGCTTTTTTAAGCGGAATGAAAGCCGGAAAAACCGCTTGGTTCCTACACTTTACGGCAATAACATAATTTTGCGTGTGGGTTCAAGTCCCATCTTCCGCACCAAAAAGAAAAAGACGCCTTTGGGCGTCTTTTTCTTTTTGGTGCACTGGGGAGCAGAAAGCCTGTGCAAAGAACCAGTCTGCGCCCTAATGAAACGCGAAGGGGAAACCCGCTATGGTTCCCCCTTCACACAACCCCTTCCTTGCGAAGCGGAAAATTCGCCAAAAGAATATGATACTGTTTTTTCGTATGAAGGAATCACAAAGAATGCGGTGGGGTGTCTTTTTCTTTTTGGTGCGGTGGGGAGCACAAAGCCTGCATAAAGGGTTAGTCTGTGCCCTGATGAAACGCGAAAGACAACCCTGACGGTTTTCTTTCACACTATCTTTCCCTCCGATGGGGGTAGTTTGTGAAGAAATACACTGGGGCGTCTTTTTTATTTGGTGCCAAGGGGAGCAGAAAGCCTGTGCTAAGGGTTAGTCTGTGCCCTGATGAAACGCGAAAGACAACCCTGACGGTTTTCTTT